ACAACTACGAAGTTACCAGCGCCACGGCGTGTACGCTGAGCGATACGGTTAGCAACGTCATTAATTTGAATTGCTAAAGCTGCATGTTGGTCACCAACATAAGTAGGTGTACCTGTGAAGCTTACAGAACCGTCTTGAGCAAAAGTATGAACGGCTGCGCCAGATAAGTTGCGTAGGCTGTTTAATAGCTCTTGGTCGATTTCAGCTGTGATTTCTTGAGCTAAAGCTGCCATGATTTCAGCTTCAACATCAAGACCGTGCATAGCTTGAGCATCTTGAGCTGCTTCAAACGTCCAACGAGCACTCATTTTACGAGTTTTCGCTTCAACAGTCTGCTTTAAGATCTGGATGCTTAATTTCTTACCAGGAACGCCTTCTAGAGCGGCTGTAGCTTCAGCACCAGGAGCACCAGCATTAGCGTTACCGCTGTATGCCTTAGCAATGTTGAATGGGCTTAGAGCTTCTTGACCAGCTGTAACACCAGCTGCTGTCTCAGCATAACGAACTCTTAGTGTGTGGATTTGACCAACTGGGCCAGTCATAGGCTGAACACCAACGATTTCGTTAGCAATAACTGTAGGCATAACACGACGGATAACAGGTAAAATAACCTTGTTAAGAACCGCGACGTTGCCGCTTTGTGTAGCACCTGCTGTTGCAGATTCAAGCATAACTTGCTTGCGTGTGTTTTCTAACACAGATTCCATGACAGCCTTACGGTTGCCATTAAGCCCTTCTAGTAGAACGTCTTTTGTTGCTGTCCAATTTTGGGCCTCGAAAAGTTTTTCAGACATGGTAGTCTCCCTTTAAAATTACTTTCCTATTCCGGCTAATTTTCGTAGTGATACGATCTCTGCTTCTGGGGCAGCGTTCTCACTAGAAGTTTTGTCGCCTGTAACCGCAGTCTTCTGCGATGTTGCGCTTTCGGAAATTACAGCTTTACCTGCTGGTTTAGCTGCTGTTTCATTTAACACTGCTGGTAGATACTTGTTAAAAGATTCGCGTAGATTTTCTGTCTTAGTTGTCTTTAACAGATCTTCCATAATTTCGCGCTTCTCTTTTCCAAGAGGTGCTACTAGCTCTTGCATAATGCCTTGACGCTTTACAGCATCTTCAGCAATACGAGTTTTAGCTTGTGCTTGAGCTATTTGTTGGTCTTTAGCTTCAACTAGCTTAGTTGTCTCATCTAACTTTTGTGTTAGTGCAGCTAACTGGTTGCCTAATTTCTTGACTTGTGTGCCGTCAGCAAAGCCGCTTGCCATAAATTCGCCAGCGAAAGCTTCCATGATCTTACGACCAAAAGCGTTTTCACGACTAATTTGAATGTCTTCACGCAATTGAGTGATCTCTTTGCGTAGAGTTTCAGTTAATAAAGTTTCAGCACGAGCGGCTGCTTCTTTAATGAATTTTGCCTTAGCTTCGGCAATTACTTTGCGACCTTCTGTTACAAGATCAACACGAGCCTTGACTAATTTGTCTTCGTCTTCTTTCAACTCACGAAGTTCGTTGCTTAGTTTCTTAAGTGCAAATTCTTCAAGTTTTTCAAAGTTTGTTTTCTGTGCGTTGCGATCTTCTCTAAGTTCTCTAACTTCCTTAGCCATAGATTCCATAACGAACTGATTTAGTAACTTAGCATGTTCTTTGATTTGCTTCTTGTATGCGACTTTCGCCTCAACAAGTTCACGCTTATCAATTGCTAATTCACTTAGTTCATTGCGGATAGCTTCAGAAATCATCTTATCAGCGGCTTCTACAATTAGACCTTTGTCGTGCTCATAACGCTGGCTAAATTCTTCACGCAAAGTAGCTTCCACTTCTTCACGCAACATTTTAGCTTGACCGTCCCAAGCTTCTTGTAGTTGACTCTGAATTTCCTCAGATAAAACCCCAGTGCCGAATAGTTCTTTAATTGTGCTCATCTAGTTCCCCTTAATTTTTATTTAGGTTGTTGATGAACCTGAGAACCTCTTCCTTGAGGTATTTTTGTGCTCCATTGTCATATCTTGCAGCACCTGCGATGTCCATAAGGGCACCACGTCTACGGTCGTTCATTACACGCTCATAAATTGCTTTTGGATATGCGCTTGGCGCACTAGGTTGTGCCACAATATCAACTGTGACAATTTCAAAATCAGTAACGCCACCAGATTCATTGACATTACCAGATCCTCTGCTGCTAACACCAAGCTTAACACCGCTCTCTAAAAGAGTTTTTACGATGTTACCCATTGGGGTAGGTAGGATTTTTAGTTTACCAATACCATTGTTTTCATTCATGTACATATTAGTAATCATGTGTGAAACACGGTCTAAGTTAACTTGTAGGTCATCAGGGTGATCGGCTTCGCCTAATACACTGTAACCAGATTTAATTTTTTCAGCAATAGCATTACACGCTTTAGCAATTTCATTAACGGCATACACACGCTGGTTTTGATTGCGTACACCGCCTTGAATGAAAATACCTTCCATGTATAGATCCTTACCACCGCTGGAATTCTCAATCAAGTGGGTACGCATACCTGCTTGATCATATGTTAGAGATTCTACTAATGGTAAAGACATGGTATTAAGCCTTTGCTACTGGACTTGTCTTGTTGCTTGCGCTGTCGCTGTTCTTAGGAACAGAAACGCTCTTCTGAGCAGGAGCCTTAGCGTTACCTACTTTGTTGACATTGCCAGCGTCGTCTTCTTTAGTGCTTGGGTTTAGAACGCCACCTTGTGTGCCACCTTTACCGTCTGCTTGACCTGTGAAGTCAACTGCCTTAGCACCGTTACCGTCAACACGCTTTGTAGAAGCCACTGGGCTCTTAGTGTTTTGACCGTTGTCACCGTGTGTTGGCTTGCTAACTGCTTTTAAGCTTACGCTTTCGCCCATAGCTGCGAAATCTTCAGGAGCGCCTTCTCCGCCTTCGGCACCTGCATCTGCTGCTGGTTCTTCAGCTGGAGCTTCACCGCCCATAATCTCTGCAAAAGCTGCACGAAGATCAGATAATGCATCTTCGACACTTGATAGTGCCGCTTCTGCTTGTTCTTCTGCGCCGCCTTCAGCACCTTCAACGCTGCCGGCTGCTAAATCAGCAGTAGCTTCGTCTTCGCCTGGCTCTTCTGCTGCATCATCTGCAGGAAGATCTTCGTCTTCAGCAAATAATTGTTCGTCATCTAACTCGTCAGAATCTTCGATTACTTCATCTTGGAAGTCACGGGCAACATCGCCGCCAATGCCTTCTTCGATCTCTTCTTCAGATTCGTCAAGTTCTTCTTCTGCCGCTTCATCGAATTGGCTTAATTCTTCATAAATGCTTTTGCCTTTAGAAACAAAGAATTGATGTAACAACTCGCTTGCACGATCTTCTTCTTTATTAATTAAAGCTTCTAGCACTTGCTCTAATGTATGTTTAGACATTCTGTTCTCCTTTTTGGCCAAAAGTTCGTCTGTAAAACTATTTACAGTTCACTCTTGAAATAGTATTAGAAATACCGTTAAAAACGCAGTTTTCTTACAGAAAACTCGATTAAGTATAGAAAAATTACATCGCTGGGGGCGGGCGCTGATAAATTTTCGTATAAAGCTCTTTTCGCTCTTCAACTTCTAACTTACGAACCTCTCTCATTTTCCTTAGCTTGTTTAAATGCTCTAAAGTCAAACGAGGGCGTCTGGTATCGGTTTTTTTACTTTGTTCGTATTCGTTTTCGGCTGGATCAACAAACCCAGAAAGCTCTGGGCTGTTATCTTTAACTTCATTGAGGCGCATTTCCTGGTGCTCCTTGTCCTGGTGCAGGTGCGCCACCTAATGGGCTTGCGGCTCCGCCTGCTGCCGCTGCTTCTGCACCGGGTTCTGCTGCTCCTTGTTCCAAATCGGATAACTGGCCCATGTCATCCTCTGTTGGGCGATTTACACCTAATGTAGTTAAATCGCTAGAAGCTAATGCAGCGTCTTGATTTGTCGAAGTAACTGCATCTTCTGGGTTTTCTTCTTGCCACATTGATTCGTTATCTACAATCTCTTCGTCAGTTAAACCTAAGTATTTCTTCAATACAAAACGACGAGATAGATATGGAATTTCAGCCAATTGACCAAATACGCTAGCACGAGCGTTATTGACTTCAATATCTCTGTATTCACTGAAGCTTTGTGGTGGGCAGAATGAAAGCTTAAATGTACTTGAATCAAGCTCAATGCCTTTCTTTTTCAAGAACATCTTAAATTCTTTATCCAACGGATTGATCAATAAGTTCTGTAATCGTTGGCAATATTTGTTGAAACGGTACTCTTGAATGTACGCTGTACCTACTCGACCATCGCTAAACACTGCTGTTCCATCGTCTGGACCTGTTGGCATATAGCTACTTGGAATACGCAATGCTCGCATTAATTTGTTAGTGAAATACTTCAAGTCATCAATCTGACCTAAGTTATCACCGCCCGGTAATACTTCAACTTTAGATCCACGACCTTCTGCTGTTTGAGCAAAGAAGTAATCTTCTAACATACTTAATGGGTTATAGCTAGCATCCATAATGCTTGCGCCACCACCAGTTTTACTTGGAATACGGCGCTGATGAATTTCATTTTTAACTCTTTCAACGAAACTCATAGCCATGTTTGCTGGCATGTTACCCACGTCAATATAAAACACACGGCGTTCTGGTGCTCTTTGTACACGATAGATAATGATGCTATCTTCTAATAAACTCTTTTGTTGATATACTTTGTAAACGCTTTCAAGGATACTTGTACCAAATGGATACGCAATATCCATGCCTTCACTTAAAGTTAAGTGAATGACGTTTTCTGCATTAACTGCAATTTCTGCATTATTGGCATTTACACCTGCTGTCGGACTTGCGAACTGTGTAAAAGCACCTTTATTAAATTGCGAAGGACCATAGTTTTGATCTGTTGTTAAAGGCTCAGAAGCAACTTTATTCATAATATCTAAACTAATGTTCTTCATAATGAACTGCTCTACTTCACGCCCTTTTGCTTCATTAATAACAATCTTACTAACATCGCTAGAGTTTACATATAACAATTCATAAGTTTCCGGATCACGGATAAAGAATTGGTCACCGAACTTTAAGCTATTACGAACTGTGCGCCATAAACGCTTGTTCCAATCATTAATCATACACCACTGACGCAATGCTGTAGTAATAACTTTCACTTCAGCTTCAGTTGGATCATTGAAATGTTCAATAGAAAATGGGAGATTACTTTCGTAATCAAACTGTGTACAGAACTCAGCTATAGTATCTAATGCACCATTGACTTCACTGTCGGCGTCCATTAGTTCGTATTGCATATAGCGGTCAACACGGTTAGGTGCGCCAGTGTAGACGTCTTTAAGCCAACTACTAAATTTGTTAGAAGAGCCACTATGGGCACTACTCTTTTTAGAAGCCGCTATTTCGTTTGCAGTTTGAGGTATTTGGAAATGCTTACGCCATGACATATTAGTTATTTTATCCTGTTATATATTTATACCCATTATCATGACACTGCATTCATAGATGCAATCCTTGCATATGAATTGGCTTGTGCGGCTTCTCTTAACTGTCGAGTTGCAATTACATTACCTGCAACTGCATCATCTCTAGATGCATCTAGCACCGACGCAATTTTCTTCAATTGAGTGTTGTTATCCTGTGCTAATTGGGTTCCTGCTTGATTTGGTCCAATAGATCCTAATTCGGATGTAGATGAACCGCTTATACCGTCACCAATTTTTCCACCTAACCAAGAACCCGCGGCTGCACCTAATGCAGAACCAGCTGCTGTACCAATTGGGCCAGCTAATGATCCTAACGCACCGCCTAATAATCTTCCAATTGCAGGACCTAGTAACGCGGCACCTGCTAATTGTCCACCTAACCCGCCCACTAAACTACCGACTTCGCCTGCCCCTGTAGTAGGTTGTGATATTAATCCGGCACCTGCCATTCCAAGCCCGCCGCCAATCATACCAGGTAATCCGCCTGCAAGACCTCCAATTGTTCCTAGCGCACCGCCTACTTTGCCACCTGCTTTACGTCCTGCGGCTGTTGTAGCTAAACCAATTCCAGAACCCGGGAACATTTGATTTAATGTTCTTGCAAACTTCATTAACCCTACTGTAGATGCAGTAATTGCTTGTCTATACATCGCATGGGCAGCAACAATCATACCTATAACTGCACCAAATCCCAATAATCCGCCGATAATACTGCCGCCAAAATTACCAACACCAAGTATCTTACCTAATAAAGTAAATGGTGATAACAATCCTTCAACAACTTTAGCAAATCCAGATAGTATGTTAATGAATGCATTCCAGTTAATACCATTGATAAGTTCTAACAACGGAATAGCCAATGCTTGCATATTTGCTTGGAACTGCCTCATTGCCGCATTGTATTGTTGCGCTCTCTTATCTTCTTCTCTGCGTTTTCGGCCTTCTTCGCTGTTGTAGAAGTTTGCTTGTTCTGCTAATGCTAGTAATTGTTTTGCACTTTCACCCATCGGGCCTTCTAGCATAGATAATGTTCTTAATTCTTCGCCGCGAGCTTTAACTTCGGCTAGAACAGTGTTTCTTAATTTTTCTTGATCTTGTTCAGTTAACTCGCCGCCTTGCTTAATAATTCTAGCTTGTCTTTCTAACTCACTGTACACCGTTGAACTTGCAAGAATCATATTCTTACCAGCTTGTGTCATAACCAAAGGCAAGTTACTTAATGCAGCTTTTAATGTATCCGATGCAAGCGATTCGCCTGCTTCACCAAAGACTGCTCGTAAGCTTGCACCAAATTTTTGAACTGACTTAGATATTTGATCGCCACCTTGTTTGGCTGTTTGAATAAAGTTAGCAACTAATGGATCTTGTGCCAATTTCATTGCGGCTGCGGCTAATTCCATTACACTTTTACCTGTGCGATTAGCTAACATATCTAGTTCTTCGCCCAATGCTCTTGAGTTCTTAATAACAACTTCTTGAGCTTGTTTACCTTTAAATCCTTGACTGATTGCTGTTTTTGTTTGTTGAGCTGTAAACATTGCAATCTGTTCATTGGTCATACCTAAGTTGCCAACTTCTTTTGTTGCATATCTTACTTCAGAAACTAAACTTGCAAACTGTTTAGCTCCGTCTGTAGCTCCGGTTCCTAAACTTGCAAAGCCGCCGGCTGTTTCTGCAATTGCTTTACCAAACTGTTCTATACTAACGCCTGCTGTTTTTGCGGCAATGGCATAATCAAATATACCGCCGCTGATGCCTCTTTGCAAGCCTTCAGTAAGCTTGTCTGCATATCCTGCTAAACTACCTACTACTGTACCGACAACCAAAGCAAACTTGGCGCTAGCTGTATTCATAGAATACAATGCACCTTTATAACCGCCTGTAGCTAAACTATGTGCCGCTTCGCTAACTTGGTTAAATGCTTTACTGGTTTTCTTTTGACCTTTGTTAAAGTCTTCAATTGCTTTTAAACGAGCTTTTTCTGCTTCGGTTAATTCAGCAACTGCATCACCTAAGTCCTTTATCCCTTCGGATGTTTTCTTAGTTTCTTTGGTTATACTACTTGTATGTGTAGGATCCCAAACTTTTAACATCTTATCAGTTAATTTGATAAGTTTGTCCATTTGAGCAGCCGTGGATATACCATCCAATGAAAACTCAAACTGTTCACCAGGAAGTATTCGACCTTTGCCGTTGATTGTGTCAGCCATTATCTACGCATATAAATATAGTAAAGAGTAGTCTCTATTTAATATTTAGCTGGAGAAAAAATGGACAATCAAAACCCTTTAAAACAATATTTTAGAAAACCCGGTATATGGGTGAAGTTACCAAGCCAAGGTAATTTTTACAATGACAAGCCAGAAGGCTTAAATGACATGGGTGAAATAGCAATATACCCAATGACGGCAAAAGATGAGTTAGTACTTAAGAATGCCGATGCATTGTTAAATGGTAACGCTGTATTTGAGATTGTAAGAAGCTGTGCTCCTTCCATTAAGAATCCAGAAGAAATGCCTGCTGTTGATTTAGATGCTATCTTACTAGCCATTAGACGCTGTACATATGGCGAAAAGATGGAGATTTCAACGCAACATGATTGCGGAGAAAACGTCACTAATGATGTAACTATAGACTTAAATCAATTCATTGCTACAATTAAAACCATTGAAAAAGGCAATTTAATTACATTTGACTCAGGTATCACAGCATCCATTAAGCCTGTAACAGTTAAGCAATTACTACATTTAAATTGGGTTCAATACGAACAAATCCGCAACATACAATTAGCAGAACAACAGAATGTAGACGAAAAAGAAAAAGTAGATATCTTACAAAAAAGCTATTCTAAGCTAACTACTGAAAGTTTGAATGTAGTTTGTGATAGTGTAGATAGTGTTACATTACCAGATGGCGGTACTGTATTTGATAAAAACAATATTAAGGAATGGGTAGCTGACTTAGCAAGACCAGAGTTTAAGAAATTAGAAACTGCAATTATGAGCATTGCATCAAAAGGTGTTGAAAAGACATTTAAGGTACACTGCGAAAAATGCGGACAAGAGTATGATGCTCAACTTGATTTGAATCCAACAACTTTTTTCGAATGAGGCTTTTGGCCGTTAAGTCAGGGCCTGAAATCATGAAACTTCTAAAAACATTAGAAGAAGAGTCAAAAGCCATAACAGAAGATATTATAGGTCTAGCTGTATATTCAGGGCAAAGCTATGACCAGATGTGGAATATAACTCAAGAGGAAAGGAAGATATTCCTTAAAGTATTGAAAGAGAAAATTAGCCTAGAAAGAGGCATAAAGCCAAAAGAGACAATTACTCAAGAACTAATATGAAAGATAAAGTTGTTCAAAGAACAACTAAGAATGATGTTTTGTACGCTTACGCTACAAAAACATACATTCTTGATAGATTCTCTTTTACTTTATTCATACGGTACTTAACTGGGATATTTGCCAAGGTTTTGCAATCGTACTTTGCCCTGTTAAGGGCAAAAAGTAAAAATAATAAAAACCTGCCGGAGGCCCATTATCGTAATCTATCGCTGCAACTAATATAAGCAAGGGCGGTTACGCTGTACCCTTTTACGCAGTCCTATATAACGCAGAAACTTGTAGCTGATAGATGAACATCAAGTTTCTTGTGGGATGCAATGACTCAACAGAGCCCACTCTTTTTGACTATACATACACATGCCAGCACCTTTCAAGTCTAGTGCTTCGTCCTGACATCATCAGGATAGTGGCAATCATGTCTCCGCTACTGCTCGGAATTTCCTACCCTGCGACATCACCAGGGATTTGGGCACCTAAACAACTTGCCGGTGCGAGCATTATCAGTAGAACTTGGACCTAAAGTGAGCCTAAATTTTGTTTTTTATATGGGAGCCGTGAACTCGAACTTGTATGTGACCGTTGTAGTAGTCGTCTGATTCCAAAACTTTTCTTTCAAATTGTTCTTTTGCTTCGAGATATGATGTTAGTGCCTTACTATTGCAGTAATGTAATATTTCACGGGTAAAGTATTGTGCGCCAAGGGTTTGAACGTCTTTAGTTAATTCATCGCTTGAGCCATAGTATGTTTGCCAGTCGCTGTCGATTTTGTTTCTAATTTTCTTTTTCTTTTTGGTGCCATTTTTGAGTTTTACAGTTTTATAAGTTGTCTTTGCGAATTTTGCCAGTTTCTTGCCTATGTATTTGCGACCAGTGACTGTATTAGTGATGAGATATACAAAACCAATACAGTCCTCTGGAAGTTGTTCAACTTGATTACCTTCGAATAGCCACATTAGGCTATTACTTAGCGGATAGGGCCGCTTTCTCCTCGGTAATCTCCTTACGACGGGCTTTTACTAGTTTAGCTACTTCTTGCAATGCTTTACGGGCACGGCCAGCGGCAGCTTTGACTTTTTTGTCTGTGAACTTTTGGTTCTCTTCGAGGTAAATTTGGAACTGTTTAACTAGTTCTTCTTGTGTGTTTACTTGTACTGTTTCTTCTGTCATTATGCTTCTACCATTTCTATATCAGTGTTGAAAGTTGTAAATCCGTTCTCTTTTACAACTTGTAGTATGTTATTTACACGGCCCACCAGTTCATCACGGTGGCTAATTAAGAAAATGTTCTTTCGACTTTCCCGAGCCATTTTCTTTAATAGGCCTAGTGCATTGTCTACGCCGTTTGCATCCATACCACTATCAATCATCTCGTCGATAAACAACAAGTTGATTGGTCTATTTAGACTTTCATAAACATCTCTGAATGCCCATGATAAGCCCAAAATAAGTCTATTGCGTTCACCACGACTCAAGTTGTCAAAGTCAAACTCTTGACCAAGTTGAGTAATGTCAACTTCCAAATCGCTTCGGAATTTAACTTCATGAGGTAACGCAAGTTTTTCTAAGTAATGAGCTAGTCGGTGATTTAAGTAGCTCAGATTCTGTTCAATAATACGCTTACGAATGAAACTGTCTTTACTAGTTAATAGCTTGAGTAAGAACTCTTGATGTTCATTTAATTTAGTTAACGCATTAATGTTTTCAAAATTAATTTCTTCTAATGCTGTGGTTTTGAGATGGTCAATCTGTTCTACATAAGGATCAACATCTAATGCCCTGCGTTCAAATTGATCTTGTATAGTTTCCAAAGTACTCTTGTGATTAACGGCATCGTTGATATCGTCATAATTGACTTTAGGCTTTTTACCTAGTGTACCGATCTTTGTAAGAACATCGGTATGTTCTTGCCGCTGAGTATCGTTAGCAAGTAATTGCAGAGCACATTCTTGCTTTTGTTCCATTTTCGATTTTAAAATTTCTTCTTGTTTGGTATCGTGAATCTCGTTACCACAAGCATGACATTTGTGATCTTGTAAGAGAGCAATTTCTTTTTCTAGCTTGTCGATAGTACGGGTTTGTTTTGCATCGTCCGCTTCGATGTTAGCAATCCATTTAGTTGCCTCGTCAAATTTTTGTTTATCTTCTTTCCACTTTGCTAATAAAGAGTGGTTTGCTAGTTCTTCTGCGATATCAATGTTTAGTAGTTCGTTGATGGCCGCGCCAAGTTTTTCAAGATCTTCTCCTTGCTTGGTCTGCCAAAGACGACTACGACGTTCCAAGTCTTCAATAGAGTTTTTAATTTTAGTGTTTGCATCTGTTACTGCCTTTATTCTAAATTCTTCTTCCTTAATCGCATCTTTTGTATTCTTGATAAGCTCTTTAAGCAAGTCTGCTTTTTCGCTTAGTTGAGTGATACCCAACAACTGTTCGATGATTACTCGTTGGTCGTTAGTTTTAAGGCTCAAGAACGGTTCAGTATATGTGTTAAGAGCTACGATATGCTTAAACATATCATGGCTTAAACCTAATAGTTTTTCGATCTCCTCTTGGGTCTCTTTGTTTTCGCCTTGTTGTTCTTCTGATTCCCCTTTATCGTACTCGTGTTCGTCAACGACAAAACGAAGTACATTGGGTTTGCGTCCGCGTTCAATTCTATAAGAATGACCGTTTGCTTCTAACTCGCAAGTAACTAACATGTTTTTGGCGTTAGTTTTGTTAATTAAATTGTCCTTGCGTATATTAGTTAGTGCATTTCCATATAAAACATAGCTCAAAGCGTTTACAATCGTAGTTTTTCCGGTTCCGTTGCGGCTTCCGTCCCCTCCTAAGTCCATATTGTTACCTAAAACAAGGGTAAGACCATGTTGGTCAAACTTAAGAGCTTGTGTTACATTTCCTACTGATAAAAAGTTTTTTACGGTTAATGTTTTAAGTTTAATCATCTATTATTGTTTCCACTTTTGCAAAAAGTCGCTACTTGAACCGGCTTTGTTATCGCCACCTACACTGAACTTAAAGACCACGCCTTTAACTGACATTTCAGGTATATTAGTAGCTGTTCTGTCTCCGCCATTTGCAAATATAATATCTGCGTAAGGATAACTGTTCTTCATAACTTCTAACAATGCACACGCACTATTGTCGTCATCGTTAAACGCAACAACTTCATCGACATAACGAATCGCTTCCAACACCGTTGCTCTGTGTTCAAAAGGCATAAATGATTTACCTTTCTTTCGAACTAACCAAGCATCGCTGTTTAAACCAACTACTAACTTGTCCCCGAGTGCTCGCGCTTCTTTTAAGTAATTAACATGACCACTATGAATAGGGTCAAATCCTCCAGTGCAAATAACTATTTTCATATTATACATGTAAGCTGTTGTAAATGTCAACGAGTACTTGGGTATCGATTACATCGCTGTCGATAGCATTTAGTTGACTAACTACAATTTGGTCCACACTTTCAAAGTGAACTTCACCACTCCAATCTTGTGTATGTTCTTCTCTCTTAGCAGGGATTAGAGTAATCTCTCGCAATCGGTATGTTTCGTGCCAAGTCTCTTTGAGGAAAGTGGCTTCTTCAAAACTAATATCAGCATCACAAGTAACGCGGATAAAAGTATTGGAATTCATATACTTGTCTGGATCTTCAATTAGTCGAGTAAGTTCGATAGTTTTAAAACTAGGAGCATCGGGCCAAGCAATATACTTTGGTTTGCCGCCAAACTCAAGAATCATCATACCACGGTCGTCATCCCAAGCATCTGCAAAGTTGTGTGGAAAAGCATTACCGGTATAGTGAACATTGCCTTTGCTTTGACGCAAATGGAAGTGACCACTGAAGACCATTTCTTGATTAGGAAAATGTCCAGTGTTTAGACCACCGTGATCGGGCATCTCGACCATAGCATTCATTTTAAAGCTAGGTAATTCAAAGTGACCAAATACATAACGACTATCTAGTCTCTTCATAGCGGTCCATTCGTCACCCACTAGCCAAGGAACAAGACTGACACCGCCTTCGGTGTAAACATCGTTAACCAAAACAATGTTTTTCTGATTGCGAATAAATGGTACACTGTTTAAATCTCGTTTCTCTCTATAGTACAGGTCGTGATTGCCTGGGATAAAGAAAAATCGTTCAAAGTGTTTGCTGATATAATCAATAGCTTCGACTGTATAGTTCAAGGTACTGACGTTAACTGTGGCACGATGATGGTGCCAGTCGCCCATGAAGATAGCAGTGTCGCATCCTTCTTTTTGTGCAGTAGCACAAAACCACTTAACAAAGTTCATACAATCATCGTTATGTGCTTTGCTGTTTTGACGCATACCAAAGTGAATGTCAGTGAAGACTGCCGCCTTCTTAAACAAGTCTTGCATTAGAAATCCTCTGATTTTAAATTAGCTAGACGTTCGCGTTCATCGCGCATTTGCGCTTCGTGTTCGAACTGTCTTGTAAAGCTTGGGTTACTGCCGTATTCGATTAACAAATCATCTCGTATCATTTGATTTTTCTTTTCAATGTTCAAGATGCGAGTAAAGCTATTGTCGATGGCGGCAGTATAATAAGCAAATGGGTTTTGTGATTTAGATTCGTCAAACTGTAAGCCAATTTGACTTAGCTGTAATAAAGCTTGACTACGCATTTCGTCTACATAAGTGTAACCACGCCAGTTAAACCGCATACTGTATCGTTCAACTAACATCATAAAGCTTTTGGCTAGTTTATTAGTCATGCTACCTTCGAGTGTGAAGTGACCGGTTTCCATATCACCTGTCCAATGACTTTTGCCTACACAGATTAATTTTTCTTCCCCGTCGACAACTTCAAATTTGTAATGTTGATAAGGAGGGAAATTAACTTTAGTATGATGATCACCGCGACTCTTAGGAGTTTTCTTACGCCCAGGTTCTAGCGGGATATGGTCGTGTGTCATAATCCTAAAAACTACATCAGTCTTGGCTACTTTTTTGTAATCAATTTCAACTTCTGCTAGTTTTGTTTTTGGATTAATCTTTTGAGCTTCTGCTAATGCGGCTTGACTAAGTTTCAATGCCTTATTTCGTTTAGCTTCTGCAATAGTTCTAATGTTTAGTTTATCAACATCTGGTAAGATTAAGTCATAATCACCGTATTCTGGTTTAGTGTAACTACTGTACTTGTTCTTACTTAAATGTATCTCTTTGAGCAATTCCTTGTTTGTTAGGTATTGCTTTGCTTGTGGGTTTACGGTTGTCATATACATATTTTAGCAAATTTATTAAAGCAAAGTCAACTCTTTTGGTATTAAAATAGTAGATTATTTTACGATAAATATCTTTATGAGTGTATATCTTCAACCCAAAAACCCTATTGGTGATTTAAAGCGTTTGGAATTCCCATACACGCCGCAGATTGACTATAGCAATGACGTCAAATATGATGCGTATAATACCACGCATACCAATTACCAAATGTATGGATATTCCAGAACGGAAAATCCGCAAATCAATATGAACTGCAAATTTAGTGCTCATACTAGCGATCACTTTAAGTCTAGTTTGTTTGCTATTAGGTTTTTAAGAACATATACAAAAATGAATTATGGCAGAGCGGACGAATTACGAGGCATACCTCCTAGGATTTTACGCTTCTTTGCTTTAGGTGAGCAAATGTTTAACGACGTTCCTGTTGTTATTAGCAAGTTCAGTATGACATTACCAGAGGATGTTGATTATGTTAGTTTAAATTCTAACGGAAGCAGTTTAACAAAAGGAAGTTCATCTCGTGATGTAGCTACTCCAACTAATGCGGCTATGGCAGCACCTGGTACAGATTCTATTGTTTATCTCCCAGTTGTCTTCCAAGTATCTATAAGCCTATTAGTGCAAATGAACTTATATAAAGCTGTTACGGAGTTTAAGTTAGATGACTTTGCTTCAGGTAAACTAGGCAAACAAGGATACATTTAATGGCTATCAATAAAGACTTATACGATATTAGAAGTTTTTTAAAAAATGCAACTTTTAATAGATTTTATTTAGACGTTAATTCGTTACCTGTTTTCGCTAATATCAGCGGAGACTATGTTATTGTTCCTCCGGAATGCGATAATCGTATAGACTTGTTTAGCTATCAGCAATATGGCTCAAGTCGCTTATGGTGGGTAATAGCATTAGCAAATGCAGACTTGATCGACGATCCCATTTGGGACTTTAGATCAGGTATGACATTATTAGTTCCTAAAAATACAGCTTTACTAGACAACCTTGTTGGAGGTAATTAATGGCTCCTAGAACAAGCGGCTACGGTGTTAGGATTCATCCTGTTACTAAAACAGAAAAGATGCACGACGGTGAAGATTATGCCGCACCAGTTGGCAGTCAAATATACGCCCAAAAGCCACTCACAGTGGAATATGCAGGAACAGCGTCCGGTTATGGTAATGTCATTTATGCAAGGGATGCTCAAGGTAATCAATTTAGATTTGGACATTTGGATTCTATCCCCGATAATGTTAAAAAAGGTACGACTCTAGGTCAAGGCGACTTAATTGCTTACACTGGAAATACTGGTACAAGTTCAGGTGCTCATTTACATTACGAAGTACGGGAACAAGATCCTGCAACGGGTAGACTTAAACCCGTTGATCCGTCTACAAGATTAGATGTAGGAAACGGAGGACAACCATATATAAATGCAGTAAGTTTTTCTCCTAATGGCGGATCGTTAAAGAATACCAATCCAACTAAATCAGCAGGTTATGCGGCGAAGAACCCATCAGATGTTGTTGCAAGTAACCAACCAACAACTCGTTCTGCTAAGCCTACTATACCACAAAAAGGCGCTCAAGCATTACCAGGAGCAAGAGCCCCGAGTAGTTTTGTAGATTTATCAGTTAACCCATTATTAAAACTCGGTGATACATAATGTCCCATACCTATTATACTAGACTAACAATAGTACATCCAAATCATGCATCTTCGCTTGATCCTCGCAGAGGTAAAGTAGTTGCAGAAACTGCCACCACTGGACGTTTCATTATGGGCGATGTATCCTGGGAAAGTGCAGTTGCTCCAAACGCAGAAACTACAGTTGCGTATCACACGCTAGGCGAACTAAAAATATACGAGCCTCGTGGTATGGGATTATTTGATTATATTAAAGCCTGTGCTTATGAACTAGGAATAGAAAATCATTTAGATGCTAGATACTTCCTTGAAATTGAAGTAGAGTTTGAAACCATGGGTACAACCGGAGGATCTCCGTACAAGTATATATGGCCTATCATGATTATCACAACAGAAGTCAAAGGCGTCTTTACAGAAAAAGGAACAGAGTACGGTATTAAATTTGTACATACGCCATACCATGCTCAAACAGATATTGTTCAGCCAATCAAAGACCCTGTAAAAGTTAAAGCAGGTACTTTAAAAGAATACTTCTCAGAATTTCAAAACGCATTAGAAAAACTAGAATTCCAATATGCGGCAGCTAGACTTAAAGCTAGTGAAACTACATCTGGTGCTAAAGCTCCAGCTAATACAGATAACCCGGGTGCTAAAGATGCTTATCACGATGAGTATCATTTTATCTTAGATCCTGCAATCGAAGAATTTAAAATTAGTAATCAGCGCAAAGCAGGCGCAGATATTCAAGGCGCGTGGTTTAGCAACAAATACAATATTACATTGCGCCCTGGTACAACTATTATTCAACAGATTAGTAAGGTTTTAAAAAGTACAGAAGATATTGCAAAGCTATTACCTGGAAAAACTAAACCAACCGAAGTATCAGGTACTGGTAGCAGTCCAAACAACTCGGATGAAGAATTAGAAAAAGTATATCAGTTCTTTAGGATAGAAACACATAGCGTTTATAAGTCATACGACTATATCAGAGGACGATATGCGGTTAAGCATGTCTTCTTTATATGGTTAGCAGATCAACCTAATATGTATAACTATCCAGATGATCTAGATAAGTTTAACCAACTAAGCAACAAGAGCAAGGTACAGAAACGATTACAATATTATATCCAAGAAGGTTTACTAAGCAAGCTATACTATTACAACTATACAGGCTTGAATACTGACATTCTTAAACTGGATTTAAACTTCAATTACCTATATGCATTACCAAGCTTCCCTGTTATGTGGATGAACAGAGGTGTAGTGGGTGCAGGTGCAATGGGTCCGGAAAACTATAATGCTAACACTAGTCCATACGCAGCCGATGACGAATACGGGGTTAAAACAAGAGAGCTTAACAAATTAAGACAGCAAGCCACTGAGATTAACTCGCAGTTAAGACAAGCAGAACAAAACAAAAAAGCGTATCAAAGCGGTAAAGTAGAAACGGGTGATGTACCTGTTTATATGGCAGGCGCAAACATCAGTAAATTACAAGCAGATTTAGCAAAGTTACAAAAAGAAATTAAAACAAGAGAAGATGAGTTAAGCACTTTAAAATCTCCAAGCACTCCGCTCAACACAATTAACAACAGATCTGATTTACTTTCTTCATTAAAAGACAAGTACGCAGAGGACATTAAGTTTAAAACTCTTATAGAAAAATACATTAACTCTGATAAAGTTAATTTGCGTCCACGCATGGAGATTGATAGTTTAACAAATCAAACTCAAAGCGAGAATCCGCAGATCGAACAAGAACTGTTAATGGAAAAACTATTTGCTGTTCAAGTTGCACCGAGAGATTTAATAGAGCTTGAGTTAGAGATTATCGGAGATCCGTTCTGGATCAATTCACCTAACCCATTGCTACAAGGTAAGAAATGGTTAGATAAAATTAAATTCCCGGCGAAAAGTGAAGCAGGCATTAAAGAACGAATAACAGAAAGAATGTCAGCTATTGATAAAACTTGGAATGAAAGAAATCCAGTATGGGGTGACTTTGGTGTTGCTCCGCAATATAGAGGTGCTCCGTTATTTTACTTCTTAACACAAGTTCCTGACAGCGATCTATCTGATAAAGACATGTTATCGTTCCCTGATAACGATCAGATTGTTGGCATCTATATGGTTAAGAAAGTTGTAAACGACTTTAAAGATGGCAAGTGGACTCAAAAGTTATATGCTGTTAGAGACTTAACTATACCAAGTTATATTCTTCCAAGAAAAACTACAGGTGCATTGACATTCGAAGATTTCATGCAGAATGTATTGGAATCTCCTGAAAGAGCCAAGGATACTGTAGATGAGTTGCGTCGCAGAGAGGAAGCACAGCGTCAAGCCGCTGCTGCCGGTAACAGGATTCAAAGTACAAATCCTCCTCCATTGACAACTAGCCCGGCAATGCAAAAGGCAGCTTCTATTAGAAATTCATTGTTAGACAATTCTCCTGAATCAATCGTACAAGTTGCTAACCCTGTAAGTAGAGCTGAACAACTATTAGCAGGTGCGAACGGACAACCTCCTATGTCAAGAGATGAAGCATATAAGCAAGCATTGAAAGAGCACATAGACCGATTGACAGAAAGAAATATTCAGTTAGAAGCCATTAACAAGAAAGCGTTTGAGCAAGCAGGTATTACCGATTTCCGTCCTTATAGTGCAAGTACAATGTCGTCATTAGAATTGCAACGAAGTGGCAATGGCGGATTGAATGACTGGAAGAATAACAACTACAGCAATCCAGGACCGGCTATTTTCAACAACCCAAGTGGCGCCGGATACGATAAAGCAACAAACTCATATTATAGATATGAGAATTATGATACAGGTATCGATGCCGCAAACAACTATTACAATTACGGACAAGGCGTTAAAACAGATAACAAAGCAAGTCCAGAAAGATTTATGTTACCTAAAGATTATACCGGTAACGAACTAGAATACTTGAATAAACGAATCGGTACAAGGAGAGGTGGATAATGGGAGTAGGAAATCCGTACGGTCAAAAAAATGTACCAAAAAGATATACCGTTGGAGATAGTACAGGCGGTATTGCCAGAAGCCCGGGTATATATTTAGGTATCGTTAAAAAGAATGCAGACGATCACAACATGGGTCGATTGCAAGTTTATATTCCTGCATTTGGCGGCGATCCTAGAAACGAAGATACTTGGATATCTGTTAGCTATGCTAGTCCGTTTGCTGGTAATACCAGCATTTATGAACAAGGTGATAATGTAGAAGCATACGAAGATACCATTAAGAGTTATGGCTTTTGGGCGGTGCCTCCTGATGTAGAAAGTTTGGTATTGGTTGCGTTTTTAAATGGTGCAACCGAAACCGGATATTGGTTTGCTTGTGTTTATCAACGCGGTGTTAATGTAAGTGTACCTGGTATCCCTGCATTAAACACATATGGTGGCGAAGGCAAACCTGCCGCTCCAAAAAATAAAAAGGACTTTGATCCTGATTTAGAAAAATATGTAGAGCATAAGCCAATGAGCGATGCTCTTAATAAGCAAGGTTTAAAAGACGATCCGGTTAGAGGAACATCTACTAGCGGATCTACTAGGGAAAGTCCTAGTAGAGTTATCGGTTTATTAACGCCGGGACAGCATCAATTCGTTATGGATGACGGAGATGTAAACGGAAAGAATAGACTAATACGATTACGAACTACAAACGGCACACAGATTTTATTAGACGACGTTGCTGGACATATTTACTTAACAACTAAGGACGGTGCAAACTGGGTTGAGTTAAGCGGTGATGGAAACATTCATGTTTATTCGTCTTCTAACATTAACATTAGAGCAGAAGGTAATTTAAACTTAAAAGCCGATAGTGATATAAACATCGAAGCAGGATCTAGTATTAATTTAAAATCCAAAGGCAGTTCTATTAATTTAGAGTCTGGCGCAGATATCAATACATTAGCACAAGCTAACACAAGAATTAGTAGTGTACAAACAAGCAATATCAACAGTGGAACAGGTCACTACGAAACTGCTGGCGTTATTCATATGAATGGTCCTATTGCAGATGCCGCTAATCCAATCAGCACATACAATTTAAGTACCAATCAAGGCAACGATACAAGTATATGCGATACTGTTCCTGAACACGAACCGTGGGGAGGACATAGTGGCTTTATTAATCCGCTAGGCAATGGCAATCAACAAATGAAGGAAGATCCGGCGCCCGATCAAAGTCCACGCAGACCTGCAGAAAACGAAAAAGGTGCAGACATAAAATATATACCTAACAATAGTCCAGAAGTTTCTATAGATACAGTTAAGACAAGTGATGCGGCAATAGATTCTATTAAACAAAGCAATGGATTTAGTCCGGTTAATGTCGCAGATGGTAAAGGACAAAGCGGAGGCTTTGGTTCTACTATCGTTCCGGGTTAAGGAGTAAACAATGGGAAATAAAGGACCAGATATACCATTATTCGAACAGATAGGTGCGCTTAGTGCCGCCACTTTAAAGAAGTTCAAAGAAAAATTTGCAGGATACAATAAGGCATTGGAGCAAATAGACAATGCCAAAGCCAGCATGGCTCCGAATAGTACATCATTCAAGGATATGATATCTAAGATTGCAAAAACATTCAACGGGCCTGACAGCACACAAAAAACAAATGATGCTATTCAAACTTTAACTGGTGGAGTATCAGTTGCTAAAGCAAATGAAATGTTAGCCAAAGATGTTAATGACAGTGAGAAAAGTATTAAAGCTGTTATGAAAACTGCTGGGGTGACAACAATTCCACAGAATGTTTTTGACGGTTTGGTTAGTTATCACAACCAAGTCGGTGACATATCTTACGCATTTGTTAAAGGCGAGAAAATCGACTTGCTAAGTCTATATCAACAAAAAGACTGGGAAAGAGTTGCTAGTTTTATTATCTTAGATGAAAGAGACCGCCCTCGTAGAATACGAGAAGCCGCCATGATAGCAACTAACTCGTATGGACCTGCGGTTAATGTTAATGCTATTATTGCAAAAGGTTTTAGCAAGATGGACGAGGATATTGCCAAAGGAATATTAAACAAGCAAACAGGTGCTGATGCAACAGATCAACAGTTAGTGGCAGCGGCAAACTCTTATTGGAATCATACCAACAGTGCTTTACCTAGTGTTCCAGTTGAGTTTAATAGTGCAGTTGTTAATAACAATATTGCCGAAGCAGTTAAAAGACAAACTGTCGGACCCTGGCCATATTAATCGCCGACTTCGTATAACAACGGATCTTCTTCTACACCATATGTTATCTCGTAACGGCGTCCGTTGTGATCGTACTCGTCTGTCCAAAATCGCTGATTGTTAGACGAACAAATAGGATCTTTTAATCCGAGTACAAGCATCATGTGTTTGTACTCGTCACCTTCTAATTGACGTTTAGGTGGACCCATAACTTTACGGATCCATGCACGAGCTTCTTCGGGAGTCATTGCGGCATGTGTAGCCCTAATAGCCTCCCAGTCTGCTTCGTTTAAGTGTCTATTTTTGTTAGTCATCGAGATAGAGTCGGTCTACTTGTCCGTAACCGACTTTATAAATGCAGAAATGTGTAGCATCATGTAATGATTTAAATCTTCTTGTTGCTAGTGTTCCGCCTGACATATAGTACTTTACTACCCACATCACTTATTTATATATGGGCCAAGATTAGGCGGAACCCAACCTTCTGGTTTTAGCACTTTGCCATCTTCGCGTTTGCGAACTTTTCCTGTCTTTAAATCAATCTTAGAAAAGTTTGTACGCATAACTTCTTTCCATGCACCTTCGGCATTAAAGCCTGCGCTGTGGATAGCACCAATAGTAACAACTAGAATGTCAATGAGAGCATCCAATTGTTCTACTTGGTCTTCTGCTGTAATAGCTTCTGCAAGTTCTTCTGTTTCTTCTTTAATTAAATCAATATACATTTTGTATTGATTTTTGTTAAATTTATCTACAGACTGATCGCAAGCAGTCATAAATTTTTCTTGGTCCTTAAAAGGATTTGTCATTTTGTTAGTTCCTCTAAAAATACTTCTTGGACTGGCTGATGTGATACCGGCTTCAGCCATCCATTGTTAATGCACTCTGCAATAATTAATTTATATTCCTTTGGACAAAATTCACTTATTTGAAATCCTGCTCTGGGCACTAGACTAATGCCGTCGGGACTAAAATAAAAATTAGGCATATCAGTATGCCATGTTTTAAAAGTGATTTTTGTAGCAGAATATGTAATATTCATTTCTTCAATGCATCCATCATCATTTGTTCGGCTGCATCTTTAATGCGTTTTTGTTCGCACTCAACTGCTTTTGCAAACATCAGTTCTGTTAGCTCTGCCATTACTCGTTTGCCGTCATCTGTTAAGTGACAATATTGTGTACCGACTGAACTTACATAGGCAAGATCTCGATGCCTAACTGTTGCTAACAATTGTGCGGCAAGGATTTGGCCTATCTCTTTTTCGGTCATCCCTTTAGCCCTTCTTAAGCATTTCCATGAATACAATTTTGCCAACAGCTTCTCCAAAATTCTCACTGCTGTCAATGACATGTAAACTCGAAAGCCATTGATCTGTTCTTTTATCATATGTGCGTGTCTCTAAAACTTTGCCGCCATTGGCATTATATACTGTAAAACGAATAGGATCGTGTCGCTCATCATCTAACCCTACTGCATCTCGTTTACTTAAAGTAAGAGATTTGGGTAGATTAATACTATTGGAATGTTCAGTTTCGGGAAAAACGAAACCACGGAGTTTGAGTCTGAGCCAGTTTATCATGCGCTCATTATAACTGATATCTGTAACACAAGTCAACAAATTAATCAAACGACTTTAACCGTTTGATATCTTTATGTTTAACAAAGATTACAGTAAGTATCTTATCTTTAACTTTGATAGGTAAGTCTAAGTGGATACTAATCCTGGGACCTTCTGTTTCATTAATCAGAGTGTCATTGCCCACACTTCCTATAAAAGGAATCTTGTTCCACTTGCCAAACACTCTATCACCTATTTGGTATGTAGACTTGTAAGCATTACGCTCAAAGTACTCTGATAAATTTCCCATCAACCGCCTCCTTTAAGTAACCAAATTAAAATATCTTCTTTGTGTAAGATACACATTTCTTTACTATATTTGCGAACTGGCTTTGTAGTCTTGCTAGGCTTGGCAAGAATCATTTTTACATAACCAGCGCCGTTGTTGCCAGGTTTACCTAGCGCCTGCACTTTGTAGATGTTGTTGTAGAATACTACATAGTCATCTACTTTAATTTCGCGGTCAATAATATCTGTAATCATCGGGTAATCCTAAAGCCCACACACCATAAGTCGATGCGGGCAAACCAGTTGCCTTCGTTCTTACCAAAGCCGATGCGTAGCATACGGTTGTTTTTGTCAAGTATGATTTTTGTTAGTGTCATCGTCCTGTCCTATTTGTCCTATGCTTCTGGCAATACCCGCGAGCACTCATTCTATCAAGTTCGCGGTAGTACGCTTCTACATAATTCTTTGGGCACCATGGGCGACTTTCTACCATGTTGCAGAGTCGGTCGTAGACATAGACCTTGTACCAATCGTTAGGATTGTATTCTTCGGGAAAAGTTGCACACTTCCATTTCACAAAGGCACTATGTCCGGTAGTGGCTCGACTTTTCCGCCAGCCTACTACTTTGTCACGATGCCTGCCGCGACCATATTCTGCTTGTACATACAATGACATTATTCAACTCCGAAATGTTTTGCTACGATTTTATCGGCACCGGCAATCCTGCACCGAGTGTCGTTTTCCAATTCTTTAATACATTCCCGGACAATCGACTCGGCAAACTTTTCAATATTCTGGTCCCACAACTGAATAGATTCTCTGTGTTGGGCCGGATAACTCGTTAGAGTGTGAGTAGAGAAATGTCCACCAGCCTGTTTGACAAGTTCTCGAATTCGTTCGTTCATTCTTTTATAACAGGTAAACAAGTTCTTGATGGCACTACAGTAATGTAAGTGTCACTAATCTTTTCGTATACCTTCCCTTCAATACAATACCAAACAGGCCTTTCGGTTAAATGTTCAATTTGCGTGGCAAAGATTTTACCAGCAAGCATACCAAGCCCCCAGCCTAGCATTATAAAGCCGCCAATTAATATAACGGCTAAACCTGCACCTTTGAGTACATCTTTGAGTACATCTTTAATCACAGCTTTTCTCCTGCAACAAAACCACGGAAGCGAAGGAAGCGAGGAAATCGCAGACTGTAAGTCCCGTCTTGGTTTTGTGTAATAGCATCTGCTCTTACTTCAACCACATTACCAACGCACTCATCACGATAATTCCAAAACTCATCTCGATCAGCATCGCTAAAGCCACTACCAACATTGACTTTAATTGCCCGTCCGTCGTCAACGCCTGAACACACAAGGGCGCCCAGCCGTCCCACATTCTTGCCAGTGCCTTCTTCAACATCAATAACCTCCAAGGAGACTTCGATAAACGGCTTGAGTTTGAGCCAAGCGACACTGCGCTTGCACTCGTAAGGAGCGCTGACTTCCTTAATCATAATACCTTCGTAGCCGCCGTCAATTGCACTTTGGTTAATAGCACGGAAGCGTTTCTGCCCAGCATCGGTATCCAAATCTACAAGCTCTTGAGCAAGAGTACGAATATGTGGTAATGCTTCGATATTGCCGTTGTACCAATCTTTCAGCCACTCACTGCGATGAATTTGTTCAGTAAGGCATTTACCTTGTTCGAAATCCGCCAATGGTACTGCATCAAACAAATACAGCAAAGCGTCTTTGGCATTTACATCACTTTTACGATGCACTTGCTTCATCAAATCTTGGAAGCTGGTGCTCATAACCTCACCATCCAGTACCATGGGCTCAGTAAAGCCAGATGCTACTGTTGCAAGTTGTTCTTTAATGTGCGGAAAGTTTACCAGCTCTTTACCATTGCGACTAAATTGATCAACACGGCCATCTGGATAAACAATAGTAATAACGCGAACGCCATCGAGTTTGACTTCAATGAGTTTTTCGCCTGTGACCTTTCCTTCATGATTAGCACTATCATGAGCAAGCTGGCAACTAAAAATAGGAATTGCATCTTTAACCACTTTGTTGATTGTTTTGTCGCTGACGCCGCAACGCAAGTCCTTAATAAGGATACGGCGGTACCAATTGTTCCACTGCTCCAAAGTGGCAGTATTCATTAGAGTATCTACGGCTTGTCGTGCAACATTGCCGGTAATTTTTCGTTGCACGAATCGTTGAACAACAGAGTCAAACATATCCCAAGTAAGCCCCGGTCCGTCTTCTCCTGTTTTCTCAGGGATTTGTTTTAGCCCAAAAGTAATCATTGGGTCTAGTGCAAGTTTGCAACCTGCAAAAAATTCTTTGTTATTTGTGTTAGCTTGTGCCTCGATGATCTGCTCTTTGTTTGTACGCAGATTGTGGGTTTCAAGGTCAGCGATTACATTCCAAGGTTTGTCCATACCAATTCCTATCAAACTATGATGCTAGTATAGCTGATATAGGAATTTGTGTCAAATTAGATTGTAACGGTGTAAACAAAAGTTTACATTTTTTGGTAGCTCTATGTCAAATGTAGTATGCATTTTTCCAATGCGTTCTGTTCTAGTTTCTGCAATATATTTTAAGATGGATTGCATTGTTTCGTACAATCCATCCGGTTGTCCAAAACCATAGTAGCTGTCTAGTTGATTAAAACGAAATTCGTAGTATTCGATTTGTCTGTCCAACACGCTCACACCTAACTCGACTTTTTTGGCGTCAATGATGTTGGTTATAAACAGTTTGGTTTGTTGTGCTTCTACGCTTTCTTGATCTAAATCAACAAAGTTTTGGTCAGGAAAGGCTGCAAGAGAGTCTGAATTTATCGAAGAAATCTTTTCACTTAGTTCAGACTCTATGCGAAGTAATTTAGTAAGGGTAGTATTAATCAAAATCAACTTCGTTCATTAAGTCATATCGTCGTCGGTACATTTGACTTAGTTCGTCTTTGAGTTTTAGTTTTTGTTTTTTAAGGTTTTCTACTTCGTATTCGTCCCAACTTTTTTGCTTAAAGATTGCATCTAACTTGCGTTCTAATGCAAGATGTTGGTTATCCAATGTACGGATATGGTGTTCAAGAGATTCTATGTCCATATAAGCCTCCTTTGCGAATGACAACAATATTTATTGTGCGAATGCTGAAAATCGTTAACTGCCAATATTATTTCATAATAAATATTAGTATGAGAACATTTAAAGGTTTTAGTAGTATAGGACAAACTTGGGGAAAACTCAAGATTTATGACCTTGATTTGGCAAAACGCGACTTGTTAAACGAGCTTTACACTAGAAAAGGTGAGCGTTTAATGGCGCCGCAATTTGGATGCATTGTATGGGATGTATTATTTGATCCACTAACAGATGAGTTAGTAAGTTTAATTACAGACGATGTGCGCCGCATTGTTACCAAAGATCCAAGACTAGAACTTCGCCAATTAGATGTAACAGAAGACGACCATTCTGTAACTGTTACAGTCTTATTATATTATGTACCAACTGCTACAGTATCTGAGTTAGTGGCAGTTTTTAATAGAGATATTGCATCAAACAAACTCCAAGGATAACACATGCCAAAAGCAATTAGACAAGAAAATTTATACGGAGCAGAAAACTGGAGCGTGGTATATTCAAGCTTCAAGAACGCTGAATTCACCAGCTACGATTTCGATACGCTTCGTGATAGCATGTTAAACTACATGCAAAACACCTATCCAGAAGAGTTTAACGACTACACACAAAATAGTGAATTTATTGCCATCTTAGACTTAGTAGCCTATGTTGGACAAAATCTTGCTTTCCGTATGGACTTAAATGCCAGGGAGAACATTCTCGATACAGCAGAAAAGCGTGAAAGCGTATTGCGTATTGCCCGTATGCTTTCTTATAAGCCAAAGCGCATTCGCCCTGCTCAAGGTTTCTTAAAGATCACCAGCTTAACGACTACAGATCAGATTTTAGACAGTTCTGGTAGTAACATAGCCAACAAAGTAATTCGTTGGGGTAGCGATCCTAGCGAGATCGAATACGAACGATTCACACGAGCACTAAACGCTGCCTTTGTTGACAATAACAAGTTCGGCACTCCAGTTAAGCGTAGCATTAACTCTGATACTTCTACAATTTACGAAGTATATCAGTTTAACAATACTAACTCTATTACTAACTCGCCTATTGGTGTAATAGCCGATGGATCGAGATTAAATTTTGATATCCTTCCGGTTGATATCAAGTCAGACGGTTACATCGACCAAGTTGAGCCTGATTACGGTAACGCATTTAGTTTAATGTATAGAAATGACGGCCGCGGTATCGGTAGTGCAAAAACAGGTTTCTTCTTCCTTGCTAAACAAGGTAACATTGCAAGCACGGTTCAATATATTACTGATCCTATTGCCAACATGGTTATCAATATCGATCAAACAACTTCCATTACTGAAGATGACTTTTTCGTTCAAACGATTGATGAGTTTGGTACAGTGTTAAAAACTTGGACCCGTGTTCCTAACTTGGACTTCAGTAATATCGCTTTAAACGAATACTCTGGCAGTAACAAAGATTTATATGAAGTTGTTTATGGTAATAACGATGTAACAAGTATTAAATTTGGTGACGGAACATTTACTAATGTTCCTACTGGATATATTAGAGTGTGGTATCGTTTAGCTGAAAATGACTTTATCAAATTAAAAGCTAACGACATTGAAAATATTAGCTTTACGGTCAATTATGTTAACAGCATCGGACAAACACATACGCTAGAAGCAACATTACAGCTTCAAGAAGATATGCTAACTGGCTTACCTGCAGAATCTGTAAACGAAATTAAAAACAACGCACCAGAAGCTTTCTATAGCAAGAACCGTATGGTTACCGGTGACGATTATAATGGCTTCTTGCCAACACTAAACAGTGATGTTTTAATGATGAAAGCAGAAAACAGAACATTTAGTGGGCATAGCCGTTATGTTGATTTAAAGGATCCTACTGGCAAGAGTCGTCCATTGGTCGAATTCGGCGACGATGGATATTTCTACAAAGAAGAATCAGTTAAAACATATTTGTTACCTGATGACCCATCAATGCGTACCGTTGACTTCTTAGATGAACTAGTCGAAAACAAATTAAACGATATTGGTTTAATTAACTTCTACTACGGCAAGTTGGATTTTGAAAATAGCAGCGATGCTGGGTTGTTCCCGCTAGTTAATTTACCTGATGTTAATACCGTAACAGGAAAATACAATTATGTTTGGAGAGTGGCTTATAACGATCTAACAAGTAGCAATGGTTATATTAGCGAAGCATTAGATGACGACACTCCGGTTAAGTTAGGCTTTACAACGTCTAGCCCGTTAAGAACAGTTCGCCCGGGTTCGTTTGTTAAATTCCAAAACCCAGCTAATACTTCACAAAGCAAGTGGGTTGCAATCCTTGATGTTAAAGGCGATGGGTTAGGTATCGAAGATAGTAATTACGAATACACAGGTCATTTAGTTAATGGTATGGGTACTGTTGAAATTAATTCAAGTTTAACAGAACAATACATGATTAAAACAATCATCCCTGCTTTCCCTCGTGTATTTGATGATGCGACTCGTACAGCATTACTTGACTTGATTGCTATAAAAAGACCGTTTGCTTTAAAGTTTGATAATCAATCTCCAAAGTGGGAAGTGTTAACAGTTCCTGCGGATTTATATGCCGACTTTGACATCAGCGACGACAGCACCGCATGGCTAATCGCGGCAGAATACAAAGATGATGAGGGCGGGTATTTATTAACAACTCGTCAACTTGACTATGTCTTTGGAAGTAAAGAGTTAATTAGATTTTATAACTTAAATTTTAAAGCATCGTTCAATACACAGTTTAGTCCGGTAACCAAAGACACTATTAGTATCGTTACTTTAGATAGCTCTAACAAGTTATCTACAACACAGTCTTACAAAATTGCAGGTTACTACATTTATGACGATGGTTATACTGACCAAAGTAAAGTAAAGGTAACTCCATTAGACATGGATAATGATTTCTTACCAGATGATCCTACTCACTTTGTTAATTTAGTGGGTTCGTCTAGTATCAACTTTGACTCTTACAAAGAGGCTGGTTTTAGTTATATCGTTCCGTCTACTAACCAAGATTCTGTAACAGCATCAACAGTTAAAGTTATGCCAGGCATTGTAGATGTTGCGTTTAAGTGGAATCATGTAACAGAAACAGGTCAAACTTTAAATCCAAGTTTAACAAACATCATCGATGTTTATGTTTTAACTAAGAGTTATAACGACGAATACTTAAAGTGGAAGAAGAAAGCTAACACCGTTCTAAGTGCTCCATTGCCAATGACTACTGAAGAATTAAGAAGTAGCTTTAGAGACTTATTAAGCTATAAGATGATGACTGACGAAGTTATTTTCCATGCCGCTAAGTTCAAACCATTGTTTGGAAAATTAGCAGATACAGAATTCCAAGCTCAGTTTAAAGTTGTTAAGAGTGCTAAGAGCAAACTAACAGACAATGAAATAAAGAGTAAAGTTATTACAGCAGTCGACACATTCTTTACACCAGGTAACTTTGCATTCGGTGAGACATTCTACTTTACTGAACTTGCGGCGTATATTCACACCGCGTTAAAGAATGATTTAAGTAGCGTGGTTATTGTACCGATAAGTAGTACAAGCAAGTTCGGAACATTGTTCCAAATACAACCAGACAGAGACGAAATCGTCACAAGTGTAGCTGGAGTAGGTGACGTCGTAGTCATCACAGAAATTACAGATAATAACATTAGGATTGGCAAATGAGTCGTAAAGGCAAAAAACCAGGTGAAGTAGTAGCACAAAAAGTTAAGAATATTAATTTATTACCTAATATTCTTAACACTGAGCCTAATCAGAAAATGTTGGATAGCACGCTTGACGTGATGACCAGCAAAGGCCAAATATTACCGTTTAGAGAAACATACGGAACAAGAACTGCAACTAACAGGGTTGAAGAATTCTTCAAAGTAGAAACAGATCAAGTCCGAAGAGAAAGTCAAGCTAATAACATGCTGGCTTTGTATAATACCAGTGAAGAATTTCTAGGCAAAGTAAGTTATTACGATGTAGAGAACTATTTTAATGTAAAGAGTGCAAAACTAGTAGATGGTGTTTTACTAGATAAGAACATTAATGTTTTAGACTTGCCAATTGATGCTACTAAATTTACAGACTTTAACTTATTCTATTGGTTACCAAAAGGATTGCCTCCTTGTCGCATTCATCAAAGTCCTTCAAAGTTCAGTGTTGCAGATGATCTTATTGGAAAACAATATGTTTCTGTAGTAGATGAACATTCTGGCAATACACTTGAATTACAAAATGGAATGGTTCTTTACTTTACAGGCATTGTAGCATCTGAATACTTAACAGTGGACACCGAACAACCCGTTGAGTTTCTTGTTAGCGGAGTGGGAGAAGCCATTGAACTTGTAAAAGTTACTGAAACTGAACGTCGTTCTCCCACTGAGTTTTTAGAAAAGAATACATACGACAATACTGATCTTGCGGGCTTATATCCTGGAAATACTTACGACTCTGATGCATACGATTCTAGTACATTAGTTTCTGCTATAGAATATGTTGTGCAGGATGGTGCATCTACAAACAGCAACGGTTGGCAAATTGCTAATAACTGGTATCATATTTCTACTATCAAAGCAGTTGCTAAGTTTTTAAATGTCAATGTAACTGCCTTTGCTTCTTCTGCAAATAAAGCGGTTCGTCCTATTATTTGTTTTGAAAATCACATCAAGTTATACAACTGGCCTAATCAAATTATTTCAGATGTCAAAACGATATTGCGTTCTGATGTTGATAGGTATGTTGGTAAGAGTTCTATTACCGACTCGTATGGTTATTCTTTACAGAACAACGATTTAGTAATTTTTGAAGATAACCCCAGCATATATCGTTGCATCTTAAACAACGGCGCATTTACATTTACCACTATTCATACTCCTGTGGAGTTAGATGGTGTTATATTAACTGCACCGACTGAAAAGATGTATCACCGAGTTGTATTTAAAAACGGCAAGTGGCAATTTGCTCAAAACAAAACAACAAAAAATCAAACACCTAAATTTGAATTCTACCTAAGCAACGGTGCTGAAGTAGGAACATTAAATGAAACAACATATCAAGGCGGAGTAATTTTAGGATTCAAAGAAGGCACAACATACGATCCTGTTCTTGAAAAATACATAGACAAGACAGGTATTGTTTTTAATACTAACTCAGACGATACGTCAGTTAGTCCGCAACAATTAATATTCGAAACAGATGTCGACGCAGAATTCTCTTATGTTGATCCTGTTTCTTTTGAAACTTTACCTATTAAAGGCCCTTACGCTTATGAATACGGTTATAGAAAGGTTCCTTTCTATCAACCTCGTAAAGGCTTGGACTTTACTAAACAAATACAGGACATTTTAGTCGAAAAGCCAGAAGATGAACGCTGGTCAGCTACTTTTGATCCTCCGACTAATGGTTTTAATAACATTCATATTTTCTATGATACTAAAGATGGCTACAAGTTTTACTTTGATTTAGAAGGCTATGGGTTGGTACGATTCTCTAGTAAACGCGGATTCCATGAAGTAGAACAAATGCTACCTTTAGTGTCAAGTAGCAAAGTATCTATCAAGTGCCATAACTTACCGGCAGCAGTTACTTTCTATAGAGAAAATATTACAAATAATATTTCAACTTATACTGTTTTAGAAGCACCTTATGTTACTAATAATAGTGTAACCACTGGTACCATTGAATTAGACTTAACACCGAGTGTTCTTATTAACGGTTCTTATATTGATAATGATCTTGCAAGCGGTGATGTTCGTTTAGCATTTACATTAGGAAGCCAATACAAAACAGCATTTGTTAAGAATAAAAATGACTGGAATTTTATCCAGCATGTATTCTTATTAGATAGCAAAACACCGTTGCACAACAATTATGATTTTACTGTATCTCCGGTTACATTAGAAGACGGTTCGCTAAGTTACAAACAACAGTTTACAGAAACATCTTTATTACAGCAAGCAACAAAAACAGGCGATAAGATTGGTATCGCATCTGTTGTATATTCTCCTACTAGTAAGACCGCTCCTTTATCTTTAACATCTAATCCGTTAAACGAAGCGTTAGGTGAGATTGGTTATTACAGTTTATACCAACACGAGATTAACATAAAGTCCAATGCAGTTGATTATACTAAAGAATCAATTGTATTAGGAGGCGGCTCTATTATTAAGCATAGCGATCCGTTTGCCAAGGCCGCAATTGTTGCAACGAATTTGCCGTTTGACTTCGGCGAGTTACTTGTTAAACATGGAAAACATTACGATTTATTCTTAAGCAAATTGCGTGAAGAAATAACAACAGTTGTCAATACTAATGATTATACTTCGCTATCTGCTTTAGATGTATTGAACTTAGCTATATCTAAAATATTTGAAACTACTATTTCCAACTCACTATACTGGGCACACAGTAACATGATCGGTTGGGGTAGCGAGTTTGACAATTACACTAAAGTTGACGTAACCGTTGGAACTACCCCGGTAACATTAACTAGTTTAGGCTTTAACAACATTAGCCATGCATCAGGTAAAGAACTTATATTACATATTGTTCATAATGGCAAAGTATTGACAAGAAGCGTTGATTATAATCTAACAGGAAACACTAGCTACACTGCTATTGAGTTTAGTTCAGAATTAGAAGGACAAGAGGTATCTGTATTTCAATGGAACGAACAGTTTAATTCGTTCGTACCGGCAAGTTTAGCTAAACTGGGCTTGTCTTCTGTTTATGTTCCTGAGATTTACGCAGATACAAGTTATGGTAATCCTCGTTACTTTTTAGTTCGACATGACGGTACTCGCTACTTCTTAAAAGAAGGTATCGACGGGAATAACTATCCTACTAACTTAGTAGATCAATATTTGTTTGAGTATGAAAAAGCAGTTTGGAGTAGCATTGCATATGATGTTGAAGTTAACAGTCATGCAGAGTTATTAGAAAATTTACCTGGTTTCTTCCGAACAAAGTCTATTACTTGGGATTACAGTAGAGTTTCTGTTAACAATGAAGTAACACAGTGGATGCTAGAAGCCGGCGTTTACTCTATGGCGAACACATTTTACAATGAAGCAGATGGGTTTACTTTAAAGTACCAAATTGGTTCCGGTGACGGCGATACAGTTATCGGTTCGTGGAGAGCAATTTATCAATTCTTATATGATACAGACCGTCCTCATAGCCATCCCTGGGAAATGTTGGGTTACACTATTAAGCCTACATGGTGGGAAAATAGTTATAGCTGGACAGATCCAGTTAAAAGAGCGGCGTTAGAAAATTCTCTACGCACAGGTAATATCGCAGATCCGGCAACCGGCGAAACTTTAATTAATCCTGCATTTGCAAGGAATATTAATTTAGATATACCTGAAAGTTTTCCAGTCGATGCAGATGGTAACTTAATACCGCCTAATATGTTAGAGTGGTTAGATGTCTCTATATTCGGCGAAACTTCTAATTGGCAAATAGGCGATATGGGTCCTATTGAAAATGTATTCTTGAATAGCCATAGAGGTTTAGCTGCCGATGTTCGTAAAAAATTCTTAATGTCTCCTGCTCAATATGTTAATAATAACTGGGTACCAGGACAAACATTCATTAACGAATGGGGTCAGAAATTAGATAAAACAACAGGCTTTTGGCAACAAGCTACATTAGAACATAATTATCACCGTCAAGTTATTAACGACGTTACTAACTACACTGGTGGTATCGAAAGCTTGTTTGTTGAATACTGTTTATTACATAACAAAGATTATGTAACAGGAGTTATCGACAAGTTCTATGGACCTAAAGTTAAAAAAGAATTCTTACTATCTGGATTTACAAATAAAGCCGATGTGAAAATTCGAAGTATCAGCTTGAACAATAACCAAAACACATTAGTTGTTCCTGAAGAAAACTTCCAAGTGCGAACTTTAAAGCATTACACCGAAGCAGAGTTGTTCTACTCTGGTGTTAGAATAATTAAAGACGATACTAGATATTTGATTACTGGATTTTCTACTGAGTTGGGATATTTCCCTTATATGCCAGTAGCTACTGGTAGCCCGACAGTTGTTCACACTATAGGTAATGTTAACTTCTTAGAAAAGACTTCTTTTGAATCTAATCCGGGTTATTTAAAGTATGGTTCTACTTTTGCAAGCAGGCAAGACATATTTGACTTCTTATTAGGTTATGGAAAATACTTAGAAGCTATTGGATTTGTATTTGAGGAGCCAGAAGAAGGCGAGATTAGAAACTGGTTATTAAGTGCTAAACAGTTCATCTTGTGGAGCAATGATAACATTGCATCTGGTAACGATATTGACTTAAACACTTGCGCTAATGAAATCAAATTAGTAACACCTCCGGGTCACTTAGATAGCTTAGAAGGAACTGACGAAAACGCAGGACAGTGTGTTGATCGTCAAGGAATGCCGCTATTCAGTAAAGACTTGTTAGTAAGCAGAAACGATGATTATATTACAATTAAAACTAAAGACCCAGCATCTGCAATTTACGGAATTAAGTTAAGCTTCTCTACATACGAAACGGTTGTTCACTTAGATCCAGTTAGTGAATTCGGCGATGTTTACTTTAATCCAAGTCAAAGTGTTGAGAAAAATAGCTTTGTAATCGCGGGAAAGAAAACTCAAGATTGGCAAGGCTCTTTATATGCTCCTGGTTATATTTTCAATGATAACAACTTATTGCCTAACTACAACAGCATGGCAGATGTTGGCAAGAACTTATTAGATGTTGAATCTACTATCATTGATCCAGTTATTGTCGAAGCAAGTAGAGCACAGTTTGGTTTAAACCGAAACGCCGAATTGCGAGAACTATTCTTATTAGACGAAAACGAAGTAGCATTTAAGACCGCTATTCCGTTCAGCAAAGGTACACAAACTGTTTTCAACAGCTTACAGCCATTGACACACCCAGACGGCTCATTTGCTATTCCATATGAAGAATACATGATCCGTACAGGAGAGATCGGTAATACACATAACATTGAATATTATGAGTTTGAATTAAACTCTCAAGATGTTAAGAATGAAACTCAGTTGATTAAGTTCAGCAACGAAACACCAACTAACAGTGAAATATTATATGTAAGAGATAATTCTACAAAGTGGGTACATCGTCCTATTAATAAGAAGTTACGCTTCAACTACTCTAACATAAGTTATGGAGAGTTAAAAACAAGTGGTCCTATTATTGACGGCGATACTGATTACTCAGTAGCTTCCTTAAAAGACTTGCCTGCATTATATTCCGAATTAGCAGATATTTGGTCTTTAGAGTGGTTTGACAGAACTGCGATCTACAAAAAGGATGCAACTTGCCGCTTTGCTGGCAAACTATATCGTGCGACATCTGAATTCAATGGAGCATTAACTCCTGCAATCGAAAGCATTATATTTGGTGCAGACGGAAGCAGTATTAGTCCGTCGGTTGCATTAACTGCCGATCAGATTGTTTATATTAGCGGAACTTTAACGTCTGGCGTGACCACTAATGTTGCAAGTTTAACAAACTATTCAGGAACACTTACTAAGTTCTATGTTGTTAAAACGTCGGAAGGCAAGTTAAAACTTTCTAAAGTTAAAGGAAGTACAACTACTACTGATTGGTTAAAGGCACCGGGTGCTGGCAAAACTGTTGGATTATCTTTCAACTCTGCGAGCAATTTAATTGCAGCTTACTTTAGTCAGATTGATGAACCATGGTTACCGAACGTCTTTATTAATAACTACTACAAAACTAATCCCGATCTAACTAATTCAGGAACTAGTAGCTTTACTCCGGGAACCTGGCAAGTATTACAATTAATGGATCAAGACTTAGAAATTGACGAAGCATGTCCTGGTTTAACTGATGTTAGTGTTGCAAGGATCTCTACAGTAACAGCTCATAATTTAAGCGTTGGTGATTATGTTATGATTGTCAACTGCGGAACAGCGGCATCGTCTGCTAATGGTATTTGGCCAGTTAAGAAGTTAGAAGCTGATTCAACTACAAAATTTTATATTGATACTAGAATAACAGAAAGTATTCCAAATGGTAAGCTATTTGTATTCCGTCCTGTTCGATTCAAGTCTACGCAAGACAAAGTTGCGGCATTGACATCTAACAAGTATTCTTGGAAGAGAAAGTATCTGCCATTAACTAACGCAGTTAGTGAAACATCATTAGAGCTACAAACAACACCAAGCGGCTACAATAGAACATACCCTATTATCATTGTCGATGATAGCCAATCTGCTAACCCAACTGCGGCTACATTTGATTACGGTAATTTTGAAGTTTATGAAATCCGTTTCGGTAGTTCTGTACTTGTTAAGTCTGAACAATACTCTATGCCAATTGATCCAAGTGATATTGAGCATTTAGTAGTTTATGATTATGCAACTAACCAAACACTTGCAAAATTTGAATTGTTTGATCCAAGGAAGCTAATAATTCCTCAAGTTCTAAAAGATGAAATTGATATTACTAGCCGTATCGATCCGGCAAAATACAACAGAACAACAGATACATTTAAGAGCATTTACACTAGCTTAGGCTGGTATGAAGAATTTGTTGGTCGCCGTTGGTGGAATACAAACACAACAAACTTTAACGATTACGAAAGTGTTGACGAAGAAACTAGAGCAAAGTATTGGGGTACAACTGTTGACGGCGAGTACCCTGAAATTTACGAATGGACTAAGAGCACTGTTCATCCTAGTCAATGGGCAACACAAGTTGCTGCTGGTCGTGTAATATACGGTCAAGTTGCTTCAGGTGAAGCGTATGTTGATACTAGCTTAAATGAAAACAATTATCATTGGGTAGAAGAAACCGACTATGTTGACAACAAAGAAGTAACGACATATTACTTCTGGGTAAAAAATAAAACAGCAATTGCTGCCGAATCGGTTAAGGCTCGCACTTACACTGTAAGTCAATTAAGCAAGACATTGTTAAATCCTAGTGCAGCTGGTATTTCTTGGTGGGCACCTGTAACAAATAACACTATTGTTATCAAAGGCGTTGCACCATACCTAAATACAAATAGCACAGTGTTACAGATAAAGAAGAAAACAAAGGGCGAAGATAAACATCACCAGTGGACATTTATAAGCGAGAATAGCACCGCGAGTTCTATTCCAGAGTGGGTACATTCTCGTTTCAAAGATAGTATTAGTGCTCGTAAGATTTCTACATATACAGAAAGCTATCAAGGTTATGATCCACAAGCTACATATCAACAAGGCGAAATTGTTAAATTCGGTTTAAACAACCAAAACAAATCAGCATTCTATTTATGTAAGATAGACGGCACAGCCGGCGTTGATAAAGCACCTGTTAAAAATACAGAGACTGATAATTGGAAATTCTTAGATAATGTAACCGAATACTTGCCATCGGATAAAGGCAATTGGGACGGTTACTTATATGCGGCACACGAAAGAGACGAATGGAACTCATCCCTTGCATATGATGCAGGCGATATAGTAATGAGAAGTTTACCTTCTAATAGCGTACAAACAACCAGCGTTACTTATTACAAAGCAAAAACTAATGTTCCTGTTTCTACAAGTATTACGGATACTAACTATTGGACATTACTTGTAACCCCTCCATTTGTATTAAAATGGGATTACGACGAAGAAAACGCTTTAAGTTTCTATAGAGATCGTAATGTTCCGGACCAATACAACTTACACATATTCAATCGTTTAGGTAATGATGTACGTCCATATCCAAAGAGTTGGTTTAACAATATTACAGAAGCAAGAAGAGTCTTTGTTAAAAAGCTCAACGAGATGTTGATTAATATTAATATCACATCGTTGTCTAATTGGGATTCATCTTTATTGAATAACACGGCATATTCAATCACTGAAGAAACATACGATATTACACAATACTGGGAGTTCGCTGACTTTAGATCAACAGACTATGATAGTTTAAAACATCCAGCGTATGTTGTTAATTCCCTTGAAAGTATTAGCTCTCTTTCTGCTTCTGTTGGTGACTATATTAAATTGGTTGAAAGCATTAATGCTTACAGCATTTATAGAAAGAACAGCGATAACAGTTACTCTTTAATGTTTAAGAGAAACGGTACTATTCAGTTAATGGACACTTTATACGACGAGTCCGGTCTAAGCCAATGGGGTAACGGTCAGTGGGATCAGTCTGGTGTACCTTGGAGTAATGACTTGGGTACGGTGTTCAATGCTATTGTTGAAGGTTTTAGAAGTGAGTTATTCACTGGAATTTACGAAAAATACTATTCATTACTGCTATGTGCAATGTTTAGATATGTATTGTCCGATCAGGTTAATGTAGATTGGTTAGCAAAATCTAGTACTATTGAGCCTGTTAACTTGATCTCTAAAACGGCAGATGCAAATAATTATTTAAAGCGAGACGAAGTAAATATCTTCTTGAATTTCTTCGACAGTATCAAATCTTACAGAGATAAGATTAGAAGCGTAACTATCAACAAGGAAGTTGTCGAGCAAGTTGTTGTTGAAATTGACGACGCTGTGGACGTTTCTAAAATTGTTGTTGAACCTAATACTGCGACTTGGACAGTTAGTGCAGAAACTATAACGCTGATTCCTAATACTGCAACCTGGAGTATTACAGCATGATAAATAAAATATCGGAGAAATAATGGCTGCACAGATTTTTACAGTTACTAACAGTACAACGATACGAAATGTTATAACAACAATTACATTTAATACACCTGTTGGTGTACAGCATATTGCCGATTTAACAAATTTCGGCGGTCCGAGTTCTTTTACAGATAGTGTTTTTAGCACTACTACTACTTTACTGCCAAGTGAAAGTAAGACATTTTCGGTAGATCATTATTATCTCAGCGGTCCAAATGGAACAAGAAGCGGCACAATTGTTATCACGCCGGAATTTGGTAATCCCGAAACGATTACAACAGAAATGATTGTTTCAGGAGCATCAGAAAATACTCCAGCACCAACGGCTGCTCCGGTAACTCCAGCACCAACTGTTGCTCCGGTAACTCCTGCGCCAGTAACACCAGCACCAGTTACTCCTGCTCCGGTAGTTGCTCCAGTAACTCCAGCACCAACTGTTGCTCCGGTAACTCCTGCGCCAGTAACACCAGCACCAGTTACTCCTGCTCCGGTAGTTGCTCCAGTAACTCCAGCACCAACTGTTGCTCCAGTAACACCTGCACCAGTAACACCAGCACCAGTTACTCCTGCTCCGGTAGTTGCTCCTGTAACTCCTGCGCCAACGGCTGCTCCGGTAACACCTGCACCAGTAACACCAGCACCAACAAGAGCACCAACACCTGCTCCAGTTACTCCTGCACCGACAACAACAAGTAGCCCAGTAGTTGCTCCAGTAACACCTGCTCCAGTTACTCCTGCACCGACAACAACGGCTAGTCCAGTAGTTGCTCCGGTAACTCCTGCACCGACAACAACAAGTAGTCCAGTAGTTGCTCCAGTTACTCCTGCACCGACAACAACAAGTAGCCCAGTAGTTGCTCCAGTTACTCCTGCACCGACAACAACAAGTAGCCCAGTAGTTGCTCCAGTTACTCCTGCACCGACAACAACAAGTAGTCCAGTAGTTGCTCCAGTTACTCCTGCGCCAGTAACACCAGCACCAGTTACTCCTGCACCGACAACAACGGCTAGTCCAGTAGTTGCTCCTGTAACTCCTGCGCCAGTAACTCCTGCGCCAGTAACACCAGCACCGGTTACTCCTGCTCCGACAACAACAAGTAGTCCAGTAGTTGCTCCGGTAACTCCAGCACCAGTTACTCCTGCTCCAGTAGCACCTGCACCGGTTACTCCTGCTCCGACAACAACAAGTAGTCCAGTAGTTGCTCCGGTAACTCCAGCACCAGTTACTCCTGCTCCAGTAGCACCTGCACCGGTTACTCCGGCTCCAACAACAACAAGTAGTCCAGTAGTTGCTCCTGTAACTCCTGCGCCAACGGTTGCTCCAGTAGCACCAACTCCTGCTCCAGTAGCACCGACACCGGCACCTACAACAACAGCTAGTCCAGTAGTTGCTCCTGTAACTCCTGCGCCAACGGCTGCTCCGGTAACACCTGCACCAGTAGCTCCAACTCCTGCACCAGTAGCTCCAACTCCAGCACCTACAACAACAGCTAGTCCAGTAGTTGCTCCTGTAACTCCAACACCTGCACCTGTAACTCCAACACCTGCACCTGTAACTCCAACACCTGCACCTGTTGCACCGACTCCTGCTCCGGTAGCTCCAACTCCTGCTCCGGTAGCTCCGACACCTGCTCCGGTAGCTCCAACTCCTGCTCC